TTTATAATAAGTCGGAGGTCTGGATCCAGAGCGAAAAGCTGTATGAGGTGCTGTACAGTATGGAACTGTAATGATTTGTTTAATGATGGAGGGATAATATGTCTGATAAGAATAACAAGGTAAAGTATAACCTGAAAAATGCGCATTACGCTTTACTGACGATCGGGGAGGAGGGGACGGTGTCCTATGCAGCACCAGTGCCGCTTCCGGGGTCCGTATCACTGTCCCTGGATGCCAACGGGGAGCCGGAGAATTTTTATGCAGATGGCATTGCGTATTATGTAATCAACAACAATATGGCTATGACGGGGATCTGGAGCTTGCACTGATTCCGGAGAGTTTCAGGACAGATGTACTGAGAGAGAAGCTGGATGCCAAGGGCGTTCTGATTGAAAACTCGGATGCAGAACTGGCACTGTTTGCCCTGCTTTTTGAGTTCGACGGGGACGTGCGTCATATCCGCCACGTGATGTATAACTGTTCAGCTTCCCGTCCGAAGATCGAGGGCAAGACCAACGAGGAGAAAAAGGAAGTGCAGACAGAAACACTGACTATCAAGGCTACACCATTGGCGGATGGAAAGGTGAAGGCGAAGACAGGGAATACTACGGATGCAACTGTTTATGCAGACTGGTACAAGTCGGTGTATCTGCCGGCTGCAGATCCGGCTTCCTTGCAGGAAGCTGATGGTGGAAAATCTGTTGTGAGTGCTACTGGAAATGGAAAAGCACTGAGCTGAGGGGGATTCAGATATGAGTATGATGAAGAAGATTGAGATTGACGGGAAGGCGGTTGCTTTTAAGGCTTCTGCCGCTATTCCGCGTATTTACAGGATTAAGTTCCAGAGGGATATTTATAAGGATCTGTCTGCTTTGGAGAAGGCAATAGGGAAGGATAGCGGGAACAGCGAGGATGTGAGCAGTCTGGATCTGTTTTCCCTTGAGATGTTTGAGAACATTGCGTATGTGATGGCGAAACATGCGGATCCGTCTATCCCGGATAATCCGGAGGAATGGCTGGATGAGTTTAACACGTTCAGCATTTATCAGGTTCTGCCAAAGCTGATCGAGCTGTGGGGAATGAACATTAGGACGGATGTGGAGGCTAAAAAAAACTTCATGCAACAGACCGCGAAATGACAACTCCCCTGTTTCTTCTCCGGTGTGTGCAGCTGGGGATTTCCATCCGGGATCTGGATCTGCTGACTATCGGGATGGTGAATGATATGTTTGTGGAGAGCAGGAACGATGAGTATAAGGGATGGAGACAGGTTGCCACACAGGAGGATTTCGACAGGTTCTGATATAAGATTTTATTGAGAAAAGAAAATTATTATTTTTATAGATTTTGTTAAGAAAATTGTAGATTAAAGATTTGAGTTGAGGTATAATATATAAATTATATAAATCTAGGGGGTGGTTAAATGGTATTTAGCAAGGCAAAATTGTTTAAAAACAATCAATCGAGTCATGGAACTGTATGTGTAGTTCCTTATAATGATAATATAGAATACTATACATTCCTCAAACAACAAAGAGAAGTAGGTAACAAACAAATAATCATTACATCTGATATAATGATTAATATTATTCGAAAAGTATGTTTGGAAAGAAAGTTTCACATCTATAAAATAGTATTAGCTGAGGAAGATTCAGAAATAGAATATGAATTAGATAAGCTAATCACGCAGGTGCAGAATAATGCGGCTTATTTTGGAGACTTGATTGAAAAAATCCAATTTTTGTCAGAACAGTCCTCAATAGATTTGGCAAGAGTATATATGAAGGGACATTTTTCGAACGGTTTTACACCTAATTTATATGTTCAAGCAAATGGGATTTTGGGGGTAAATAGTGAATCATTTGACGAATTGACACAAGAGATAAGCACCGTTGTTGAGAGGTGTTTGGCAGGATGGTAAAAGGAATATGGAAACTGGTTACGCCTATAATAAGTGCTATAATTGGTATTTATGCAACAAATACATTCAATGTATTTGCTCTATTACCATTTGTTCCTGATGAACATTTGTTTGATATATGCATTACAGTTTATTTTGCGATTGCTGATATAATCATTGAGCTAATAGCGGAATTGATAACAAAATCAGTTAAGAATTTTTTTACTTCTGAACTAGAGGTTATTATGGGGGTACCAGGTGCAAATACGAATTTAACATCTAATGCGATAATGACTTTCAATTCTCAGAGCTTGGCGGAAGCCATTATAAAAGTAAATATTCGTGGAAGAAAAAAACATTTTAAGGGTGTTGAATTAGTTATAAAAAAGCCGGCATTTGCGGAAATGCAAGCAGTATCAAGTAGAAGAGAAGTCTATGTAGATGATGATTACCATGTTAATTTGGAAGCACTTTTTGGAAATGGTGATCGGATTGAAAGCAAACAAGAATTTCGAATTGCTTTAATCCAAGATGCAGTAGATGGAAATACTGAAGCTACAATTTACCCAGAGTTAAGCATAAAAAAATGTAATATTATTTTTAAACGTAATAGTGCAAAATTAAGAACAGGGAGAGAATAATGGCATCAACGACAAGATGGCGGGATACGGTAGTAGAAAATATTGATCAAGCTATACAAAAATTAATAGATGACGTGACTGAAGAAGAGAAGGTAACTAACATTATATGGGAAAACTGGTCAATACAGAAATGTTTTACTGATAATAAAACAATTAAGTTGAATGGAAAAGATATCAAATTTAATTACATAACATATGCATATGATCAAGTAGACACAACGAATGAGAATAAAACTGCAAGAAAAGACGGATTTATTATTGTGTATTCCACTGGTTATGATGTGAATTACATCATAGACCAAAATTCTTATGCGATGAAACTTTTGCGGAAGTTATTATCTTATAATGGGCGCAATGAACTGGAAAGAGGTAATTTTGATTTTTCTAATGATTTCTTTAGTTGGCTGATATATAGGGTATATAATAAGAATTGTAATATAGAAGTTTTTCTTGAGAAAGAAAAAAAACTTACGGTAGATACAATAAAAGGAATAAAGGGAGATACCTTGGATTTACAGACACAGGTTACGGCATCTGGTGAGGCAGTAATGAATATTATTAGTACATTGGCATTCTTGCTTGAAAGTCGAAATTTTAATCAAATTAAACTTGATTTAAATTACACTGATCATTCAAATGTGAGTTTGGCTTTGCAAAAAGGAACTGTAAATGTATTAATGAATGAATATTCAGGGATATTTGAAGATGATACGCCAGAAGAAAAGATTGCAAAAGCATATCTTCTTATTTATTTAGAGATTTTGCCAATTCTGTTTCAAGAATATTATACTGATATTGGAAATGATGTTTGGAACGAGGAAGTGTACAAACAATTTTTAAAATCTGTTGGAGAAACTATAAGAGAAAAAATTGATAATAGAATTGCATCATTTGATGATCAAGATAATTAAACTAGCACCGATTTTTAATCGGTGCTTTTTAGTTTACCAAAATGTCAAAAGGAGGTGAAGTAATAATAAATCGGATTAAAGGTATTACAATTGAGATTGGCGGCGATACCACAAAATTGCAGACTGCCCTGAAAGGGGTTAATACGGAGATCAGGAATACGCAGAGCCAGCTGAAAGATGTGGAGAAGCTTCTGAAGCTGGATCCGGGGAATACGGAGCTGATCGCGCAGAAGCACAGGCTGCTGGCACAGGCGGTTTCTGAGACAAGGGAAAAGCTGGAAACTTTGAAGACTGCACAGCAGCAGGCGGATGAGGCACTGCGGAACGGGACGATTTCCCAGGACCAGTATGATGCACTGCAGAGGGAGATCATTGAGACGGAGCAGAGACTGAGGAGCCTGGAAGAGCAGGCGAACCAGTCTGCGACTGCTTTGCAGAAAATCGGTGCGACCGGTGAGAAGCTGCAGACAGTTGGAAACAAGATTTCTTCTGTGGGGCAGAAGCTGCTTCCAGTGACGGGAGTGGTGACAGGGCTTGGAACGGCGGCGGTGAAAACTGCCGCTGATTTTGACTCTGCAATGAGTAAGGTGGCGGCTGTGTCCGGGGCAACGGGATCTGATTTTGACAGCCTCCGGGACAAGGCCAGGGAGATGGGTGCCAAGACAAAGTTCTCTGCGACTGAGGCGGCAGATGCCATGAATTATATGGCAATGGCCGGATGGAAGACGGAGGATATGCTGCCCGGTATTGAGGGTGTCATGTACCTGGCTGCGGCATCCGGGGAAGACCTGGCAACGACTTCTGATATTGTGACGGATGCGCTGACAGCTTTTGGGCTGACTGCAGCGGATTCGGGACATTTTGCAGATGTGCTGGCGGCTGCTTCCAGTAATGCCAATACCAATGTGTCCATGATGGGTGAGACGTTTAAGTACTGTGCGCCGGTTGCAGGGGCTTTGGGATTTTCGGTTGAGGATACGGCAGAAGCTATCGGGCTGATGGGGAATGCGGGTATCAAGGCTTCCCAGGCTGGTACTTCCATGCGTTCCATTATGACCAACCTGACCGGGGATGTGAAGCTGTCGGGTGCGGCGATCGGGGATGTGACCATTGCTACCACGAATGCAGACGGATCCATGAGGAGCCTGTCTGCGATCCTGGCTGACTGCAGGGTGGCTTTTGGCGGAATGACTGAGGCAGAGAAGGCGAACAATGCGGAGGCACTGGTCGGAAAGAATGCCATGTCAGGTTTCCTGGCACTGATGAATGCGGCACCGGAGGATATTGAAAAGGTGTCGGGGGCGGTAAATAACTGCAAGGATGCCGCAAAGAACATGGCGGATACCATGCAGGATAATCTGGAAGGACAGCTGACTATTCTGAAGTCACAGCTTCAGGAGCTGGCGATCTCTTTCGGGGATCTGCTGATGCCTGCGGTGCGGAGTATTGTTTCCGGTCTGCAGGGGATGGTGGACGTGCTGAATGCCATGCCGGACGGGGTGAAACGTGTGATCATGATCGTTGCACTTCTGGCTGCGGCTCTGGGTCCTGTGCTGATCATCATAGGCAAGACCCTTTCGGCCATTGGAACGATTATGACATGGGCACCGAAGCTTGCCGGTGCGATCAGTACGGTGAAGGGTGCTTTTGCTGCGCTGAGTGCCACGATGATGGCAAATCCGATCGCCATTGTGATCGCTGCCATTGCAGCCTTAGTGGCGGCTTTTATTTATCTCTGGAATACGAATGAAGAGTTCCGGCAGTTCTGGATCAGGCTGTGGAATGAGATTAAGGAAGTCGCTGTCCAGGTATGGACGGCGGTTTCCCAGTTTCTGGTTTCCGCATGGAACGGGATCCGGAATACGGCGGTGGCTGTATGGAATGGCATCAGGGATTTCTTTTCCGGTCTGTGGGCTGGGATTAAGACACTGTTTACTACGGTTGTCACTGCAATTTCTACTTTCCTTGTGGGAGCGTGGAATGGAATCCGTGCAACGGTTATGACAGTGTGGAATGCGATTTCAGCATTTCTGGGTTCTGTCTGGAATGGGATCAGGTCTGTCATTACGAATGTGGTGAACGGGATCCGGACATTTTTGCAGAGTGCATGGAACGGGATTCGGACAGTCATTACTACGGTGATGAATGCAATTCGGACGGTGATCTCTACGGTCTGGAATGGGATCCGGACAATTATTTCTACCGTGCTGAATGGAATCAGGGGTACTGTCAATTCCGTGTGGAATGGAATCAGGAATACCATTTCTTCTGTGGTGAACGGGATTAAGAATACGGTTTCCAGTGCTTTTAATGCCATGTGGTCCGGAATCCGGGGTACGATTTCCGGTATTTATAATACGATCCGGGATGGACTGGGAAATGCGGTGAATTATATTACAGGTCTTGCATCTGCCGGATGGCGGTGGGGTGCGGATATCATCAATGGCATTGTAAATGGTATCCGGAGCTGTATTGGTGCAGTTGCCAATGCGGTGACGGATGTGGCAAATACTATTCGTTCCCATCTGCATTTCTCTGTGCCGGATGAAGGTCCTCTGACGGATTTTGAGAGCTGGATGCCTGACTTTATGAGTGGTCTGGCTGAGGGCATTGAGAAGAGCAGGGGAATGGTGAAGGCGGCTGTGAACAGTGTGGCTGCGGATATGGTGGTTTCGCCGCAGATGGCTGTGGCAGACAGCAGTGTGATGACCGGTACGGGATCGTCCGGCAGTGCGGATCTGACGGCTGGTATTGTGGCGGCGCTGAAGGATGTGCTGGAAGATCAGAAGGGACAGCAGGGGGATCTGGTGATTCCTGTTTATCTGGGAAACCAGCTGCTGGATGAGGTGATCGTGACGGCACAGCAGAGAATGAGTCTGAGGAGCGGAGGTAGATAGGATGGCTTTTTTTCAGTATCTTGTGTTTGACGGGGAGAACCTGCCGCTTCCGGATTCTTATGAGGTGGAGCTGGAGGATGTGGAAGCGGATTCCGGCGGTGAGACAGAGGCGGGAACGACACAGAGGGATGTGGTGCGGCATGGGGTTGCACGGATCCCCGTGTCGTTTTCTGTGACTGCGAAGTGGCTTAAGAAGCTGGCAGGGTATGCGAAGAAGGATAAGATCAGTGTGCAGTATTTTGATGTGGAGACAGCGGAACTGAAACTGGCGGAGATGTATGTGACTGGGTATAAGGCGAAGCTGAAAAAGGATACCAGTTATAAGGGGCTTTGGACGGTGAGCTTTACGTTGAAGGAGATGTAGCGAGATGGTATAATGGGAGAATCAAATCGGTATTTGTCAGAAAATGAGGAATAGTTGAAATGGAGGCGCTATAATAACATGAAGATTGAAGGGAACCAGAAAGAACTGGATGCAATGGTAGAATTTCATAAGGGAAACCGTGTCGAGGGACTGAGACTGCAAGAAGAATTTGCAGCGGAATTTCGTAAGGAGTATAAAGACAAAGATCACTGTCCTTGCCTGAAAGCCTGTCGTTATCACGGAAACTGTAAGGAATGTGTAGCAATCCACAGAGCGCATCAGGAACATGTTCCTAATTGTATGCGACCATTGATTAATAAAAAATTGAAATTGATGTCAGAATTAACAGAGCATACCTTGGCAAATGAAATAGAAGCTCCACATGAGATTTTAAGAAAATAGGCAAGTCAAATTCAAGTTTACAGAACTGAATCAAAAGAGCTCGAAGGAGCTCTTTTTCCTTTTTTATAATAGTATCATTATGGT